CATTGATAACAAAAGAGACCTCGGCGCCCGGTTCAATACGGAACTTCTGGCGCTTATAGATAGAATAATGGCGACAGAACATTGAGTTCTGGAAGGGGGTGACGCCGATATCGTCAAACGATAGCTCGCTGTCAAATCCAGCTGCGGTATTGGGATCAGTGGCCTTAGCCTGCTTCTTAAATCCAACACTGTATAGATCAGTGGGAGAAGGGGACATGGCATAATTCAGCGGACGGGTGCCTCGAATGAAATAGGCTTCGACGATTACGTCGTTGGTGGCGTGGCTATTGCGAATAGTATACTCGGCGGTGCCGTGGTACGTGTACAGCTTATGGTTCTGACCAACACTGGCGGAATTTACGGCGGCCCAGGAGGTAGCATCAATCTCCTTGAAAAACTCTCCGATATCGTTGCAGGTATTGTAGGTGTCGGTGGAGGTTCCGTTGAGCGAGTTGAGACCATACGAGATGGCGTTTGATTTGGCGGAAGTAGACGAGAGAAGGGCGAGACTGCGGCGAACGAGATGAGTAGAACCAACATTGAAATTACGAACGGTGTTCACGAGTTTGCGTGTCTGTTTGTAGCGGCGGCGGCGGTTGAAGCGCTGGCGCTTCGAGAGGCGGCGGCGGGAATAGTCCGTCTTGGCGTCGAACTGAACTGTCATCAGATTTTGCGGGCGGGACTGGGTACGGGTCTGGGTCATAGAACCTCCAGTCTTGAGCTTCTGCATGACGGCATTGGCAACAGCACCTGCTGCCCCACGGGCCAGCTTGGGGCCCAACTTGCGGGCGGCAAATCCAATTCGGCGTTTCCATACCATTGTATGTGTGGTGAGTATATGCACGAAAGAGGTCGCTCCCACAACTGCGTTGGTGGCGCTTATATATAAGCGACGGGGATTCCTCCGAATCCTCCGTTGAGGGTGGGTAATATTAATCCACCCTCAACTATGGCATTTAGGTTCCAAGGCAAATACGCGTTTCTGACCTACGCTCAGGCGGATGGGCTGTCCAAGGACGCGATCGTTTGGGCTCTACGTGACAAGGTACCTGCCCCCGAGGCGTGGGCGGTCGGCGAGGAGGAGCACCAAGATGGGGGCAAGCATTTCCATGCTATCGTGCGCTACGCTCAACGCGTCGACATTCGTGACGCTCGTTTCTGGGACGTGGACGGGTTTCACCCGAACGTTCAGTCGGCTCGTGCGTGGAAGCAAGTGCTGCAGTACTGCATCAAGGGGGGCGACTACATTGAGGACGGGTTCGAGGTGGCCGTGGCTCGACCTGACATTTTCACCGTCGTTCAAGAAGAGATTGCTCGTGACGGCACCGTGACCGAGTGCATCACCGCTATCATGGCGCGTACGGGGACGGCGGGGCTGCGTCTGTACAATCAAATCCAAGGCTACGTGGAGCGTGTCAAGAAGCCTACCGCGCTGCACCAGGCGATCAAGTACTACCCGGACGATTTCGTGGCTGTCGACGACGTCCTCGGGGGCCATATTCTCAAGTTCATTCTGGACATTGCACAAGGGGTGGGTCTGCGCGGGGACCGCAAGTCGCTGTGGATCTACGGGCCATCGCGCATGGGCAAGACCGTGCTCGCTCGCTCGCTTGGGAGTCACTGGTACATGATGGGATCGTGGAACGTCGAGTGCTACGACGACAATGCCGACTACGGCGTGCTGGACGACCTCGAGTGGGACACTCTCAAGCGCTACTACAAGGGCATGCTCGGCTGCCAGATGGACGTGACGGTTACGGACAAGTACAAGAAGAAGTCGGTGATCAAGGGCGGGCGACCGGTCATCATTCTCACGAACGAGTTACCTACTTTTACGGTGGCGGAGGCGGGGTGGCTGGAGGCCAACGTGGCCTTCCATTACGTGGGTACTAAGTTGTTTGAGGAGTAAGTGTTTCGCTGTGGCTCAGGGGGAACCAGTCGGCCTTCGGCCTCCAGGTCGACCCCCCGAACCCCCCCGGCCTGCCGGCGGCTGGGGGATAGTTCGAGTACTCGGGCGCTTTCTGCAATTCTAGTAAAGCAAAAAAAAATATATAAAAAATGCTGGACAATTAGGGGTTTAGGGATCAGTGGTCTCAAAGGCATCCTTGGGAAGGTTGTCGCGGAACATCTTGAGGCGATAGCGACGGGTACACATATAGGTTACGGTGGTGGCAATAGCTGGCGTCTCAACACCGCCAGTTGCATCCGGGGGACCCTGCTGCTGGAACAAAACTCCAGTGTAATTGCGATCAGTGGCAAACGTGCGTGTAGTGTCCATAGTGTACGTGCGGCGGCGACGATCATTGATAACAAAAGAGACCTCGGCGCCCGGTTCAATACGGAACTTCTGGCGCTTATAGATAGAATAATGGCGACAGAACATTGAGTTCTGGAAGGGGGTGACGCCGATATCGTCAAACGA